CGCCTGTTGGGTGAACATCATACCAGACACCTTAGGCGCACTTGCGCCGTATCCCACTGGGGCCCCTCGATCGTAATCGCGGCCATGCAAGACACAACCCTAACTACTGTACAACCTGATAGTGCCATCTCTTCCGACGGTCACAGAGCCCGGGCACACCGCGAAGCATTAGGTCACCATTTGGAGAGCCGACCCCCTAGTGCTGTGCATCATCTGCCGAGGCTTACGGCGAAGCCCTTCGGGCAAGGCACACCAGCGAACTGGCGCACCAAACCCTATCGCGGTCCCGGCCACACGCCGCGTAAAACGCAATGGTGTGGTCGTAAAGTATCAGGCTAACATGAACCCACACAACCCGCCCTACTTCTTCTTGCTCTTACCCTTCACCTTTACGGCTTTACCTTTCCCCTTGACCTTCACAGGTTTTGCAACTGGGGGTGCCAGCTGAAGAGTCGTGGGTTTGACTGATGGTACAGGTTTGTCCATGAACTTCTTGTTGTACTGTTTGGCAAGCTGGTCATACAGAGCAAGCCCTGCCTGTCCAACACCCGAAGAAGAAATCGCTGGCCGCAAGAAATTCACTGCACTGTTCACCTTGGAAAGAATCCAACGGTGATCAATGTTGTCAAAGAAAAATCCAGCAGCCACCAAGGCAACCTGTGCCTGGTGCAACGTCTCTAAGGGCATTGCCGACAGACCAACCGGCCACAATTGTGAAGAAGAACGGAACTCAATGTGCCAATCAACATTGACAGCCAAGGAAGTATCACCATCAGGGTCAGAAAACAGAAAACAATTAACCAATGCATTGTTGTCCAACCTGTGTAAGGGGTAGACAGAACCAGTAGTTGTCACAACTGTGTAGTCCCAGAAACTGGAAAGGTCAGTACTTGGTGGCACATAGGTATAAAACCCCTTCTCAAGGCCATAAAAGTACTTCTCCGACGGATGAATGTCAGAAAAGTCGGCCTTGGAAAAGTCAAACACATTGTAAGACTCTGGGGTCAACCTGGCTGCCATGACAGTTCCCTCCTTATTTAACACCTTAGACACATTTGTGAATAAAGCAGCTGAGGCAGTGGTGCGGGTGTTATTGAACGGCAATTTAGAAAATTTGTATGCCGAACTAACTATGAGTGGCATAAATGCACGAGTGGGGGTGGAGGTCCAAGCAATGTCATTCACTGTCTGAACCATGTTACTGGCGACAACCACGGTGAGCCAAAACAAAGGGTCTAGGGGCACTTCGGAACCCACAGTCAAGGATCGCAGTCGGTACCAACCAGACTGGCTGACAGGCATGACAAGCATGCCTTGTGCCAACGCGAATTCCATGCCGTAGGACCCAAAATTGACGAAATCCCCAGGGGCCCTCCATTGCTCAAACTCAATTTGGCCGTTTGACGCCGGTCCACCCACCTCAAGTGAACAAATGATTGACAACCCATAGGGCACCCAAAACCACAAACCTGGTCCAGTTGCCTCGTCCCTAGCCACAATGGCAGTAGCCGTAGGTGTCGGAGGACCATGAAAATGGTATGACCCATTGGTAAACCCAGTCTGCGACGAAGTAATGTACATCATGTCCCCCACACTGATAAGGTCGGCATAATTCCCTTTAAGTGAAGCTGAATAGCCAAACGCGTAACCCCCTGGGTCAGGGACATCCATCCACAATGGGTATGCCGCCTGCCTGAACACCGCACCCCTGTTGAGGTTTGGGTCAGAGGTCACAGTGATGGTGGCTGTCTGGTTAAAAGTCAAAACCGCAGTCTTCTCCAAAGCTGGGAAAGAGGGTAGCCTTATCGGTGGTGTCTCATGTGGCAAGGAGAAAGCTTTGGCCACGGAACTCAGAGATTTGAGCTCCACTGGCGCACCGGGCATTGTGCGGTGGGCCATTAGTCCTGCAAAATTGAGGAGATTAAAGTAAGAGGGTCACGGTCAGCAGGATCAGCAACATCGTATGCGACCACCTGTCGCGCCCAAAAGCTGGTTAGCACATACGTCCCAGGATACTTACAGGCACGGATCTCATCTATGTCCTGTTGATCAGGCATAAGTAGACCATATCGACGAGCAACAAAGTTTTCCCACTGCAGCTTGCAATGGTGCTGAGGCACAATCTTGTGCTCGAGCTGTAAATTGAACTGCCTACGCACTGGCACTCGGCAATGCCATAGGAGCCACTCCGTCATGAATTTGAAACCAACATACCGAGGGAGAAAAGCCTCCGCGATCTGCTTGATGTACGAGCCACGGTTCACTGGAACAACTTTCTTTGTGGTCCAAAACAGCTTGGCCAAGAGACGGCCAGGCTTGGGCACCATGGCATAGCCCCCTTCCACGTCTGGCACAAATGCTGACGCAAGGAAATCCACCTTACACATGTCATCAACTACAACTGACTTTGTAGCCCACCCATAACTGGCCTGAGCCTGGTAGAACAACTCCATTGAAGGCCATTGGGCAAACACCAAAGCTATGAACACGTCATCACCGAACACCAGCCCATGGCATGCCAGACAGCCCAAACTGCGTAAAGTACGCACAATGCCGTCCATGCGGCGAGTGGTCTGTCCAGACGAGGTGTCCGGGGATCCGCTTTTCACAGTGGCTTTAACCCGATAGTACACTGTAGCTGTTCGCGCAGACTTGACAGAGCCATGACAATCACGAGTGGCCCGTGCATGTGCTTCCATCAGTGGATCACACCTGCTGTACAAATCATATTGACAGTCGAGGTGGGGGTTTTGCACAGAGGCGTCCATATTGGACACATCATCCAGCAAAAACTTGGCTTGATGCAACTTAGCAATCTTAGAGGCGATCCTTCCAATGGCAACTGGGTTCATGCCACAAGCCGAAAGCAAGTGGACTTTCATGCCGAAGAACTCCCTGGGTACCTCAGTCCAAAGTGCGAACGCAGCTGAATACGCCCGATACATATCAGCAACGATGTAGTTGTCAATCGGTCGTACATACGCCTGAATCAGCCGCCCTTTCTTTGGCCACATCAATAGAGGCTCAGTTTTGATGTGCGACTTGACCCTGGTTAGGCGCAAGGGATCATACCGAATGCTCTCTTCTATTTGTTCCTGCTTCTTGCGGGTCTTTCCGGTTCGCCAGGCCCCCTCAGCCAATAGCATATGGTACAACTCAGCTATTTCACCCATTGATGAGTTACTATACACATATGGATCCCCGGGAAGCGTTTCGATTTGGTGTGGAGGTTTAGCTAAATGTCTAGTGGCTAAAGCGTTCACTGCGGTGGCGGCGCAATTTGCCGTCATCCAACAGCGCTTATAAGATATGCCAACCAGACTTATTGCACGGCCCATAGGCCGACCTCCAATATGCACGCAATCACACAGCACGCCATCGCCACGTACGACAATGCAATTGCCAGGCGCCAACACAACCTCAGCAGGAATCCCAAGACAGACAGCGGGCTCAGTATGAATGCCCATCTGCTGGATGGAGGGGTATTCGGAGGTGTCACTGAGCCGTTTCCCGACAGTCG